CAGAACGGAAGAATCCAAAAGAATTCAACAATGAAGAAGTAGTATTACCAGGGTTTGAAGAAGCTCCATTCAAAGAAGTCAAAACGCCAGAAAAAAAAGACAAAGGCAAAGACGGCAAATAAGTACCAAGAGACAAATTCTGAGTCAAAGACAAAGATTGAACCTGGTTGATGTCCTGCATTTGAGTCAACACGGAAGGCGCAGACTTCCAAAGAAGACGCAACGGCACAGCATAGAAATCAAAATATTCACGCAAACGGGTATAAGCAGAAGTCTCAACGGGCTGAGTACGGGTAAAATACTCAACATTGAACTTATACTTATCACCAGGCATAGAAATATCCCAGTAAACGGGAAGAAGCTCACCAACTTTCGCAGTAAACGCATTTTTACGTCCAATATCAAATCCAGAACGGTGAGGACGATTCTGAAGATTGGACATTCCGGTGTAAGAAGCCATAAAAAAATATTTAAAAATTAAACATCAGACTCTCAATAAGAAAAAACGCCAGCTAAATCGTTAGCCCTCTTGTGTTTGACCTTATCTCGACATTTCATCAATGACGCAGCAGCCAAGCGACGAACAAGAGGGAGTTTTTCATAGGGTCTTTCCTTATCAAGAACAGTCCTATTATAACGAAAAGAATAGTTACGAAGCTCATATTCGACCAAGTCCTTATCATTAGAATCTTCCAGGGTTTGGTAGAAATCTACAAGACGGTTATAGTCATAACGACTCCAAAAATCAACTATTTTCTTAGAGATGATGCGCAGGAACCTATCTCGTCCATAGAGTTCTCCTCCAGGAGTGCCGCTGGACCAGAAGAGCTCCGAGCATCCGTCTGTTGAATATGTTCGAATAAATTTCGAAATTCCGAGGAAAAAGCGATAGACGCGGGAGAGACGATGATTAATTTCCAAATCAACACCATCATACAAACGACATTCAGTAAGAATGAGAACATCGCTATGCGGTAAATCCTCCTTAGGAGAAAGTATATTCCAATGTTCGTTTGATTTTCCATAATTATCTACATAATCTAAATACTGTTTACAAAAAGACAATATACTCTGTTTAGAGTCTACATTAAAAGGGTCGCAGTTCAAATCGGCACATCCGCTACGAATGACTCGTGCGGGCGCTGTGAACGCAGCAAAAAGTAGCTGGTAAACGTCCGATGAAGATTTACGAATAACGTCCGAAAATCGGGGGAATAATCGAAGGATATACGGCCAAGAAGGTTTAATTGTGCGAAACTTGCCATTGCGTTCAACGACGACTCCATCAAGGCACTTATTGGCAGCTTCATCAACTTCGGCAAGTCGTACCGTTCGAGGAAAGAGATTTGATTCTGTAAATCCAATGGAATGGAAGGACTTAGGTCGTACCACTTTTGGCATCTGAGTATAAAAGTCGGGTAAAGCGACAAAACTGTTAAGATACGACGCAACATACAGTGCTGCGTATCCTCGCGAGAGTGACGTATCACAACGACCGTAAGACCAAGCCTTAGGTACATTTTCACAAATAGTTTCCGAGAATCGTTCGGAATTGGACAACAGTAACAAGTGCCAATGCGGGCGGAAACTGGTAGGGCCGTATTCTGATACAGCGTAGTAACGTAATTTTTCATCCGGGTAGTAACTTCTTAAACGTTTTAAAAATAAATCGAGGTCCCTATTACAAATATAAGGAATCCTATTCGGGACATTATGCTTAATCTTCTCAAGAAGAGAAAGCATATCCTTAGATTTCATAGGATAAGTAAACTTAACTTCGGGGTCCTTGAAGGTTCGCTCAACCGTAGAAGTTTTCAACTTAACAGAAGCAGTACGAGGAACGCTGCGAAAACCAAAAAGATAAGTATTAGGGTCATCAGCATCCAAGTCATTGATATCGGGTATACAGGATACATCAGCAATATCATCCGTACAAGTTTCAATAACCGAAACTTCCAAAGTAGGAAGGTAACAAGGAGCATAAGTAAGAGTAACAAAATATGCATAACGGAATTGAGCAGAATAAGTAGTAAGAAGGTTTGTCTGAATAGCAGAACGACGGAGAAGACAAGAGGGGCAAGAACCGCAAGGGACAACAACGGATTCACCTGTATACTTGTTAACAACCGTACGAGGGTGCTGACAACGAGTCAACAACTTATTCTGCAATTCCTTAGTAATCATTTTCTATCAGTAAAATTAAGTTCCATCTGGCGAGGCTTACGACCACGAGCAAAAGAAACGTGAACAAATGTGCGATATTTTATGAGCTGGTCAAATTTAAAGGAAGAACCTTTAATCCTAGAGATGAAGCCATCAACCGAAAGGTCGACAGGCTTTAAATCAATGGCATCACCGGTCAGATGCTGGGAAGTCCTAGAACCATTACATGCAATATTCTGTTCTTCAGTGCGAAAGGCAGAAGTAACAGTAAAATGAATGTTCTGACGGAGAAGCCATTCAACAAACTTCATTAAATCTGGATTCATAACTTACGATGACTTACGAAAATATCTGAGCAATAGACGTAAGAAGACTAACAGCAGCTGCAATAACAGCAGCCCAAATCTTGGATTTAGTTTCATTTTTCATCGGGAATAGCTTTAAAAGTTGAACAATTAGAAATGATGAGAACACAGTCCGGAGCTACGTAAGAAGTAACAAACGCGGAAATGTCCTCAACAGGGACAAGAATGGTCTCATTCTGGTTAGGGTTAGTCTTTGACTGAACAGAACACAAATAATACTTTTCCATAAACTCAAAAATTTAAATTATACATTGATTTTAAAAACAACACAAAGGTATAAATAAAATTTTGAGAGAACCAAACAAAGCGGTGTATTATTAACATAAATAAACGATAAGCTATGCGGGTGGCAGGCTGGTCTGTGAGTTTGCGCTATTTAGACAAGAGGAGACTGAAAGCTATGAGGTAAATAGCTTTCCCTTCGGGCAAACTCATGTAGGCTTCGCCAAAATATTTTTAGGGGTATAGCAGCGACGGGAGAAAGAGGCTCTCCGGGAGATTGCATACGCGTTGCAAGCATCAAGCTTCAAGGAAGGCAGTACTATAGCCTGGCGGCTCTGATTTCAGTCCTAACGTCCCGAAATTCAGTAGGTGTATAACCACGCTACGCGCGGTGCCGGAAGTTACTCCAAACAGCAAAACCCGACGCGTATCACTACGAGCCGGGTAAACACACAACAAACAAAAGTACTACCAGGGCAGAAAGTTTCCTATAGTATTACCGATAGAAGTACCATAATGAACAGCCTTATCAGCGTCATAATACTTGTATTTCTTGCCTTCATTACGAGAACGATACCAGTCCTCAATGCTACGAGAACGGGCACGCTCGCGATTGAATTTAGCAGCTTCAAGCTCAAATTCAGCATTTGAATGATTAGCGGCATTAGAAGCACGAATCAAAGAATCAGCAGTAGATTCAGCGACCTTATTGCTAATTTTCTGACCTTTGGCACGGGCATAAGTCAATACCTCATCAGCAAGAACTTTTTTGGCCTGGTTATAGTTCAAATGACCATGAGACATCTGATTATAATATTCAGAAGCCTTGACATTCAAATCAGCCTGCTGTTGCTGGTCAAGATACTTGTTAAGAACAGTCTTGGATTCAGCATCAAGCAACTGGGAGGTACCTTGTGCCTGGAGAAGACGTCCGGCAAAAGCCATATTATCAAGTTCCTGCATTTCCTTGGAATAACCAAGCTGAGCACGAGCCAAACCGGTAGCCTTCAAGTAATCACGAGTTTCCTTAGTCATCTTGGACCAATCGACATTGGAGAGAGCCTGCATAGCCTGGGCATCCGCAAGGTTTTTCTGTCCTTGCAACTGTGAAACCTGGGCTTGCTGAACCTGGGACTGGAATACGGAACCGATAGCTTGCTGAATGCCCGAAAAATCTGCCTGGAAAGGCTGCATGACAGCAGAACCGGCAGAAGAGGCAGAAGCACCGGGACCGACAGACTGGGCAACACCGGCAGAACCACCGTTCATCATCAGATAAGGATTTAAACCGGCTTCTTCGAGACGTTGACGTTGCGCGGAGGCAGTATTATATGCATTTTCCTTATTCCACATATTTTCCTGGAAATCGCGCTGCTGCATTGCCATACGCTCGTTAAACTGGTTGTTCATCTGATTTATCTTATAATTCATCTGGTTAGTCTCCTGGACATTCTGTCTGTTCTGCGAGTTCTGAATAGCAGAAGAGCCAATGCCAAGAAGACCACCAGCGATAGAACCAAGAAGACCCATTATTCAGAAGGAGCAGCTTCGGCGGAAGCAGCAGCCGCCTCTTCTTCTTGTTTAGAGATTTCAGCATCAATCAATTCCTGTGCCTGGGACTCAAGATTTTCAGCATAAGCCGACAATTCCTTAGACCAAGCGATAATCTCAGAAGGGGCCTGGACATGCCGAGAACGAACTACTGACAAAAGGTCATCATCAGACATCCTGTCCATAATCTGTTGAACCTGGGAAACAGACTGCTTACTTTGTCCAAACTTGGAGGCAACAGCAAAACCGGCACGGGAAGCCAAATCCTTGGTATGAAGAATCAGACGAACGTCAGAAGTGTAACGCACCGGACAATCTTCTTCATTATCATAAATTTCAACACGAAGCTGTTCGGTAGAATCAAATTCGGGAGCAACTGCAAAAGCATCCGGAACAACATTAGGAGTAAGTCCGGAACCTTGTTCCAAACTATTCAAACTATTAAATTTTCCAATCATAACTAAAACGAAATTTAGTAAGGTACACCATCACGAGACAAATTACGGGCAACATAGCAACCGATATAAGAGTTAACCAACAATTGGTCAGTATCCCAAGCAGAAGTAGCCTTAACGCCAAAAATAGAATCAAGAACAGAAGGATTAACCTTGAAGAACTTGTAATTCAAGACAACTCTAGTGTCCTGGTCAACATTACCATCTTGATAACCAAAACCAAACCATCCGGAAAGGAGAGATTCAGTAACAGGAGAAACCCAAGATTTGAGAGTGGTAGTAAAGGCACCATTAACAACATCAAGCTTAGTTTTCCAATTGAAATAACGGGGATTATAACCTGCGTTAAACAGATTAACAATAGAAGCTTTCGGAGAATTGAAAATCTGCGTCATAGGAAGAACTTCCATGCCAATGTTATCAAATTCCGGAATAGGAAGGGACTCAGCATCGGTAACAAGCAGCTGACCATCCTGTCCAGTAATTGTGTAATCAAGCAAAGGAACGGCATGATAGATGCACATAACGACACAATGTTCGTCAGTCGTATAAGTAAATGAACCGTTTCCTGTACCGACACCTTTACCGGCAATAACGGCAGTATCGTTTTCAGTAGAAAGGTTATTATTCACAACTTCACTAATGTCGAGGTTACGGGAAATACCACCGATATAGGTACACATATTAGAAAGAGCTTGAGGCAAGTTCACACCAAAATGTTTACGAATCTGTTCGCGATAATCAGAATCACCGGACTGGCTGATTTCTTTCCAACGTTGAAGAGCCTCGGCTTGACGAAGGGCAAGAACAGTCATTTGAGAAGATATATCCTTAAGACTGACATAAAGACTGGAATCTTTAGCAACAGTCTCACCAGTAGGAAGATGAACAGAAATAGGAGAACTATTTGCAGCAGAAGACAACGCAGTAGCAACGTCAACAGAGCGAGAATTGCCAGAAGCATCAGAAACAAAAACACCAGGAGTAGAATTACCCAAATCAATAACAGCAACATCACCAAACTGGGAGTTCGGAAGAACACCCATCAACATGTCCTTGTTCCAATTACAATATCTGAGGTCAAACATTGTATCGGATTTCCAATAATCGGAACCGGAAGAAGGAAGAGAAGAAATCAGAGAAGGAGAAATACCAGAAAAATAGTCAACATTGTAAGAAGAAGGATTAGCATTCTCCCACTGAGACCATCGGAAAAAATCCTGGTAAATTTTCTGATACGCTAAAATAGGGAAAAGATTCACAACGGTATTTTGAATGTATTGCTGAGTATAGTTCGACGATGGATTACTAAGAACTACAGTTGACCACCAACGAGAACCTTTATCAGGAGCTTCCTTTACAAAATTACCATAACCAAGATAACTCAACAACTTAAAAGACAAATCAGAACGGAAGAATCCAAAAGAATTCAACAATGAAGAAGTAGTATTACCAGGGTTTGAAGAAGCTCCATTCAAAGAAGTCAAAACGCCAGAAAAAAAAG